CTGTGATAACTTTTGCAAACGTACTTACTACTTTTGGAGATGCACTAGGAAGCTTGACTCCAGATGACTTAATAGGCAAAAAGATATATAGAAGAAGAACCTTAGCAAAATATCTAAAAGATGGTAGTGCAGACACAGGTTCAGGAAATACTCCAGTAGAATTACCTAGACAGATTTATATTATAGATAGAATAGAACAAGAAAGCGCAATAGAAATATCTTTTGAACTTACAACCCCTTACGATGTAGAAGGCTTAGTACTACCATATAGAGTAGTAGGTAATAATGCATGTTCATGGGTGTACCAGGGAGCAAGTCCTGTAAAAGTAGCCGCAAATACAGATAACGGTGGTTGTTCGTGGCATGAGACAAATGCGTATATAATAAATAATGTTTTACACTACGTATATGTCAATGTAGACGATGAATACGTAATACCTGTAGCAGCCAGTAATGCAGCAAGTTCAACAGTATCTAGTATAACTAAAGATAGCTACTATAAAACAACAATAACATTAGGGATATCTGGTGGAGTAAGAAGATACAAAGAGGACGGAGATGTAGATACTTCAGCAGACAACAGCACTATAAACTCTTTTTGGCAAGCCGTAGCTACTAGTAGTAACCCGGGAACTCCCTCATATAGTAACTCTAATTTTCTTGCTACTAGGTCATTTTCTAACTATAGTGCAGGAACTACTTATCATACTTATACTGACTATAGAGCGAACGATTATGTTAAACATTCAGATGGAACACATGATAGGTTATGGAGAGCTACAAGAACACAGGTAAGCGCCAGCGTGGCTCCAGGTTATAATTCTTTCTGGGAACGTGCAGACACTTGCGGTAAGAGACTTACTTCATGTGCAAAAAGATTTGGATTCAATCCTATAAATTCAGGTAGTGCTTCTACAGGAAAAACTACAACAAATGCTAACGCTTTATTACCTTTTGGAGGTTTCCCAGGTGCAAGAAAATTTAAATAAACTTTTACCAGAGATATATGAACACATGGTAAAAGAAAGTCCACGCGAAGGCTGTGGGTTAGTGGTACAGAATAATAATGAAATTAAATTTATTTCTGTAGAAAACAAAAGTGAAGACGAAAACTCATTCTATATTGACCCAAAAGAATACGTTCGTCATTCGATAATTTCAAAAATATTATATATAGTCCATAGTCACTATATGCAAGATTCTCGTCCAAGCGAGCACGACAAAAATATGTCAAAAGTTTTAGGTATACCATATTTAATAGTATCAGTACCAGAAAGAGGAGAGTACATTTATGACCCAAGTTAAACTAATGGGAGAGATGGGACAAAAATTCGGAGAGAACTGGAGTTCAGCAGATAGCTCTATTCGTGATATCTTAAAACTTATAGAGTGTCAAACAGAAGGTTTAGCAGATTTTTTAGCTGAGTGCCATCAAAAGAATATACAGTTTTCTATACAAAAAGGAAAAGACCTCATTGAAGAATTTCCAGAATTATACTTAAACACTAATGCAGATGAAATAATTATAACTCCAGTACCTGCAGGTTCAGGAAAAGGATTAGGGAAATTAATTGCAGGATTACTACTATTAGCTGCGTTATTTTTTATGCCTGGAATGGCAGGGTCTATGCTTACAACTGCTGGTGGAACAGGAGCAGGAGCAGTAGTTACAGGTGCAAATGCTACTTTACTTGTAGGAGGCACTCAAGGAATGTCAGTAGCCGCCGCTATAGCGGCAGGAGCAACTCCAGGTGCTTTAATGATGTCTGGTGCAGCTACTTTGACTTGGGGAGGAATGGCAGTAGCTATGTTAGGCGTTAATTTAGCGTTAGCAGGTCTTATGCAAATGAGCGCACCAGACCCTGATGATACTACAGATGACCCTTCATACTTATTTAATGGAGCAGAAAATCACATAGAACAAGGACAACCAGTCCCTTTATTATATGGAGAAATGACTATAGGCGGCTCAGTAATTCATCAAGGATTTTCACCAGGTATTAACAGAAACGGAAGCACAAGCAATAGAAGCAGTAGCAGAACCGGACCTAGAGGTGGCGGCGGGGGCGGCGGCATAACTGGAACTCAACAACAAGTGCATGTCCCAAATGAGCTTATAGATTTTAGTAATTATGATTTAATAGCAGATTTTAAAGGCGAAATAACAGGAATATAAAATGGCAGATAATTCAAGTAAATATTTAAGTAGCCCTTTTGGGCAAAAAAGCAACTCAGACTTAAAAGGCGCAGATAAAGACCAAACAGCTGTCATCTACGATTTATTAGCAGAAGGACCAATTGAAGGCTTAGCCAATGGATTAGCTTCGATTTATTATAACGACGTACCTTTAGTAGACACAACAGGACATGAGATAATCAAAGGTAGAGAGTTTACTGCAACAGCAACAGCTAATAATACGACTATAACCAATAATGCAATAGGAACTATAGGAGCATTAGAACTAGCAAATTTAACAGGAATAGCAATAGGAACCCGAACTATATCTATAGCAGGAGCAGGCCCTTCTTCTACAGGTACAATGAGCATGACTGCTGGAGTAAAAACTCTTACTTGTTCTACAGCATTCTTTACAGATGCTATGCTTATAGGAGCAAAAAATAATCTTCCTACATATGTACGAATAGCAGGAGCAGGACCTAACGGTACAACTCTTATAACTCAAATAGTTTCTAAAACTAGTACAACTGTCGTAGAGTTAGCGGCAGCAGCACATACTACAGTATCTTCCGCAAATTTTACTTCTGACCACTTTACTAGCATATCTTCTATTAGTGGCAACAATGCTACTTTAGCAGCCGCTCCAGTAACTACAGCATCAAATACAACTGTATTTGTTTCTGGCCCTTCTATTAATAACTACACCAATGAACCTAAAAATTTCCAAAACGTACAGTTTTCATTTAGAAATGGACAAAGACTTCAAGCACCTTTAGAACTAACAGGAAATGTAGGTAGTTCAAGTACTGTTCATGACGCTAACATAGAAATGAAACAAGGAGATTTGAATAACACATTAAGTAGCTCTTTAGGTACAAGCTATAATTCAGTAAACATAGATGAACCTGGTAATGTAAACCAAGGCAGTGCTTCAGATACTTTAATAACAGCAGCAGCTATGGGAGTATCTAACCCTTCTGAAATAGATGAAGTACATTTAACGTTTAATTTTCCTCAAATGCATGCTTTTAAATCAAGCGGAGCAAAAGGACCTTCATTTGTAGAACTGCAAATGTTTTTTGAATTTACAGTAGATGGAAGCAACTATATAAGAGCGCTAGCATTTGGACCAAGTAATCAAGAAGTTCTAAATAGAACTCCTGCTTGGGGTAATAGAGTTACTTTTGGGCAGCGTGGAACTATTCCTAACAATGGATATGTAGCTCCTAGTGAAGCCCAGTATTCTGACTATATGGAAGAATTTGTGATGAAAGTAGAACAGTTCAAACCTTTCAGTAACTATAGAATTCGTGTTAGAAGACTAACAGATGACGCATTTCAAGATGGTAGTTTCCAACATGAAAACGCATGTTTCTTAAAAACAGTAGAAAATATTACTATGGACAAGTTAGCTTATCCTTATAGCGCATATGCAGGGCATGTAGTAAATGGCGAAGATTTTACAGGCGGAGTGCCTTCTAGAGCCTATCACTTAAAAGGAAAATTAATTCAAGTTCCTACTAACTATATTACAAGAGATGAAGCAGTAAGCGGAGTGGCTTCGTATAATAGAAATATAAGTTCAGGAGCTACCACTAGTACATATCAAAACTGGGACGGAAACTTTAGAGGAGATAGCTCTTTATCAGCTGCTAGCCCTAATGTAGACTTGGTGTATAGTAATAACCCAGCGTGGGTATTTTATGACATACTACAAAATAATAGATATGGATTAGGACAATTTGTAGATAAAGATTTAATAGATAAATACAAATTATATCAAATAGCAAGATATTGTGATGAACTCGTATCTGATGGAGAGGGTGGATTAGAACCTAGATTTACAGCAAATCTGTACTTAACAAAAGCTACCGAAGCTACTAAAGTATTAAAAGATATGGCAAGTATTTTTAGAGGAATGGTTATATGGCTAGATGGAGAAGTGGTATCTGTAGCTGATAGACCTAAAGAACCTGTATACGCATTTTCTAAAGCTAATGTTATTGATGGTTCTTTTACTTACGAAGGCACAGGAGATAGAGTAAGAACAAATCAAATAAAGGTAACATGGAATGACCCTGCTGATAACTATAGACAAGCAGTAGAGTATGTAGAAGATGTACAAAGTATAGCTAAAACAAATAGAATAGTACGTGAAGCTAGTATTGCTTTTGGTTGTACTTCGAGAGCACAAGCAAATAGACATGGTAAATGGAAACTATTAAGTGCTCAACTGGAGAAAGAAACCTGTAGTTTTAAAACTGGATTAAACGCAGCAGCGTTAAGACCGGGGGATATTGTAGCAGTTCAAGATGCCGATAGAGATGGATTATCCTTTTCTGGACGTATATCAAACACAGGTAC